ATTTGTATAAGTCAAGGTAATCTAAATTGGTAATACCGTATAATGTGTAAACTGTTTGTTGTCTTCCTCTTACTGTAAGTTCTTCTCTGTGAATTAAGTTCCAAGGCGACATCTTGTTTGCTACTTTATCACCAGCAATCATTTTAATTCTATTCATTAAGTATGGTAAGTCAAAGAATTTTGTATTCCAACCTGTCATAACATCTGGATAGTTTTTAATCCAAAACTTCATAAACTCAAACAACAATTGGTTTTCGTTCTTACATTTAATATATGTTATGTCTGATCTATCGGTCTTAAAGTCGCCTACACCCCATGTAATAATCTGTTTGTTTGAGTGATTTTTAACTGTAATACAAAGTAGTTCTTCAATAGGATTTTCTACATCAGGAAAACCATTTTCACAAGTAGTTTCTATATCAAGTGTAAAGATTTTAATTTGATCTTTGTCCCATTTAATATTTTCAGGATGTTCTTTACCAATATATTGATAATGGTATCTTTCTAAACCATAAACAGGAGAGTTTTGTGTTGCCACTTCTCTACGAAATTTACGAGCAGCGTCTATGTTTCTAAATGTAATAGGTTTAAGAAACTGACCTTGTAAGTTTTTGTAATCAGTTTGTTGTTGAGTTAAAGCGTATAGAGTTGGAGCAAAGTCAATCTTATCTTTGTAATCTTTACCGTCATGTATTCCACGAACAAGTAATTTACCTTTGTATTCAATAACTGACTTATAAAAATTCATAATTTAAAACCGACAATGTGAATAGTGTATTAGGGTATTCTAACAATTAAACCATCTAACTTTTCAGTTAAATCAATTTGACAAGCCAACCTACTATTTGGTTTTGCTTTTGGTTCGTAATCTAAAAGTTCTTGCTCAGCGCTAGAATCTTTCATCTTACCAACTTTGTTAATCCATTTATCATCAACAATAACGTGGCAAGTACAACAAGCACAACTACCACCACAATCGGCGTCTATTCCTGGAATGTAATTATCTTTAGAATAATACTTTGAAGCCTCCATCAATGAGTGATGTATAGGTACTTCAACTGTTTCCGATTTACTATCATTATCATAACAGAAAGTAACTTTAATGTTTTTCATTAACTATCTATTTTTGGTATTGATGTTTCTGTAATTAATCCTGGATTTTGTAAAATACTTGAAGTGTTTTGTAGGTATGTATCTAGTATTTCTTTTTTAGGTTCTACGCTTGAAACGATAAACTTATTATCAATAGTCACTGTATCTGACTTAGCGTAAGGGGCATAAAGTACCATCATCAACTGAACAGGTTTACCTGGCCCTTGTTGTTGTGGTATAATAACAAATGATTTTGTTAGACTTGTACCTTGGTCGTTCTCACCTACAGTAGCGATTATATCTTCGCCTGTAGATAGTCTTAATATTTTCACATCTTTACTCATAATATCTCCTTTTTTATTATGTAATTAATATAACACAAACTGTGCTATTTGTCAATGTTATCCTTTTCAAAACCAACTTTGTCTTGTTTACCGTCTTTTTCCACTGGTCTTAATCTTTTACTTAGTACAAATGTTCTATTAGGGTTGACACTTATATTCATCAATCTCATTAAATCTCTGTTTACTAGTAAGTCTGAACCTGATCTAGGTCTTTGATCTAAACCAACTTCTACATCTTTATATGTAAAACCATTAAATGTCATGTCTAATAAAATTGTTGGTCTTGTTTCAGATGGTTCTTCACCGTCAGCATTTGCTCTAAACACTTCACTTGTGCCGTGTCTAGGTTTACTGTAAGTTTTACCGTCATATTTCCACTTGACAATTTTACCAGAATCTAAAATTTTATCAGCGTGTAAAGCACAAGCTTTTGAACCGTTACCAGTATCAAACTTAACTCTTACTTTACCAACCTCATCTAAGTCCATTGTTTCTAACCAACCAGTTTCTACTAATGATTGTCTATCCCAATGAGCTCTGTTTGTTAACCAATCAACTACATTTGACATCATTTTTTCACCGTCAATTCTACCTGCTGGTTCTGAGTCTGAATAATAATCTTTGTGTTGGTAACCCTCGTAATCAGCACCTGATCCTGGACTACCATTAATTTCTAGTAAGTATGGTTTATTATTGTGTATAATGTGGTCAACACCAACCATATATGCTCTGGATAATCTAGCCGCTTTTAATACTAATTCTTTTTCTTCATCATTTAAAATATATGGTTCTGCCTCAGCGCCTCTATGTGTATTTGATCTAAAATCATATGAGCTGTGTACTCTTTTTGTACTAGCAAAAATCTTGTTATCTACTATGAAAGTTCTTACATCAAATTTAGATGGCATATATTCTTGTATTAGAAGTTCAGCCTCTAGTTTCCACATAGCTTGTACAGTTGCCACCAAAGCCTCGTATGTATCAATCTTTATAACACCAACACCTTGTGTACCTGTAAGTGTCTTTAATATAATCGGAAATTTACCACCAATCATATCTAAACCAGTTTTAATATTGCTTTCGTTAGATATAAATGCCGTTCTTGGTGTGGGTAATCCAAACTTTTCAAATAACAAAGCAGTTGTAAGTTTGTTGTCACAAGTAAGCATAGACGCTCTTGTATTTAACATAAATGCTTGTGAGTTTTGAAATGATGATATTAAAGAAAGGCCTGCCTCATCTTCTAAGGCACCACCTCTTGTAATACAAACGGTATCTCTACCTATAAATGTATGTTCACCACCTTTACCATCAAAGTTTGATACTGTTAATGTACCTTTGTCTTCGTCTTTTGAAGTGATGATAGATGATTTAGTATTTACTATGATACACTTAATACCTTTCTTCTTACATGCTTTTGTAATTAGATCAGCAGTGGTGTTTTCTTTAGGGTCTTTTGAATCTGCTACTGTAACTATAGCTATCGTAATAGGTTTACCTTTACGACCTATATCTGTTTCTGTAATAAATTCTTTAAATTTTGGTACTAACATTACTCATCTTTAGCAGGTCCACAAGTAATAGTAATCTCTTGTTCTTGGTTAGAGTCGTTTATTGCTTGTGCCTCTGTATTTTCCTTTATAAGTTTTTCAGTATCTATCTTTTTACCAATGTTATATTTTGCTGATAAACTCCACTCTTTCTTTTCTTTAAAAGGTAATACTTTAATTTGAGATAATGGTGCTTTATTTTCAGCTGCCTGTGTGTTAACTATATCAATTAAATTCCAGTCTTGTAGAAGAATAGCTATTGTATTTCTTCTTTGTATATCGTTTTCTACCAAGGTTGACTTTTTGCCATCTAAAGCAAATAGTTCTTTAAAGTGTGTAATAAAATATTTTCCTTGTTTGTGTAAAATGTGACATGATTGGTATAGTGTCTTATCTTTACGACTTGCTACACCTATTCTTGTAAGGGTTTCCCTTACCTTTAAAAAATCGTCAGGTTGTTTGATTGTTACCTCTAACATACTCTCTGGCGACCATTGTATTTCTTGCTCACTCATCTTTTTCTCCCGCCTTTAGATAAGGCTTCTTTTATAAATTCAACTTGTTCTTTTGTTAGTATGTTAAGAGCCTGTTTTGCTTTTTCATTACTGTAACCATAATACTCCTTTACATATTCTAAATTTTTCAACTTGGCTTGTGATAACCACTTGCCACCAAATCGCTTCTTTTTTCTAATACTATTTAGTAGAAAAGTAAACTGTATTTTCTTATCCAGAAAATGATAACCATTCATTTCATTAACTTGTGCTATACAATCATAAAACATTGATAAACACTTGTTAATCACAAATGGTGGATACTTCTTCTCCCATGTAAGGTCGTCTGTATCTAATAATTTTTGCTTTGTGAAATTAATTGAATTAAGATAATCTTTCAATTCATACATAATATAAACTTGACTTTCTATTTTTTTCTTAAATGTTTGTTATGACCTTTATGACTACCCATATAGTAATCGCCTGGTTCATAATCCCAGCATTTACCATGATGTCCTCTAAAATCAGCCCAAAACATTCTTAACTTTACTATCAGCTTTCTAAATAATGTTCTTTTCGCCATTATATCCTCTATTTAAATTTACAACTTGCCATTATTTCTGTGAGGCAAGCGACCATATTTATCTCTTGGTCGGCCACAAAAGCAGATTTATATTGGTATCCAGCTAAAATTAATATTGCTTGAGGTATAGATTTAGAATCTAGTGCTGTATATAGAACATCATAGATAGTTTTAAATAGAAAGGCAGCCTCTTTGTCTAGGTTTTGAACCACCCACTTTCTCATATCATTAAACTTCTTATCTTTTAATGATACAATCAAGTCTTTGGTGTTCGCCTCCGATAGACTAAACAGTATACCACTGTCAATCTTACCTCTTACAGAGTATCTTTGAAGTTCGTTTATAGTTCTTCTAAAATCTG